GTTTCCCAGTCACGATCGCATTACTTTTTCTCTATGATGAAAATCTTCAATATAACAACCAAGCCCTCTATCAAAATATCCTGAATAAGTTCCAGACCATGATTGATGCCGACCAAAGGGAGTAATCATGCGAGTTAAATGATGACCGCATTTGCAATCTTGTTGTTGATTTAATTCGTCAACTCGCAAAAACAATTCTTCCTTTGCTCCGCATTGGCCGCATTCAAAATCGTATATTGGCATTATCTAATTCCCATAGGTAAAACTGAAGGCACCTGTTGTGGCTGTGGTGATGCTGTAGCCGCTTGCATTTTCGCATCAATTTGTGGACTATCTACCCCTGAAGGGCTGGGCTGTGGTTGTTCCGCATCCGATGTTGCTACATTTTGTGGCAAAATATTTTCAGGCAAATCAAATAATCGAACAATCTCACTTAAAATAGCTTCTGGAGCTACGCCCAACTGCTGCAATAAAGGTACTGTCATCAGAAACTCTTGTTTTTTAACGGCTTCTGATACAGGAGTTGAACCACTATCTTGTGCATAATACCCAAAATCACCATTCAAATCATCAAATCCAATGGTTTCAGGCTGTCCATTTAACAAAATAATATCTTTATCATCACCAAGAAAGGTACGCTGCATTGCAATATAAACCTGCGCCATGCGTTCGATTACGCCATCTCGTTCTCTGGCCAATCGTCCTATCTCTGAACTTGTATATGCAGCAAGCAACAAGTTTTCTGTAGCTGTGGCCTTGGTTGCTTCACCCCGTGTAAAGGGAGCCATTACCGTACCACGACTCAAATCATCCTGTACCTGAGCAAAGTATCGTTCAAGTTCTATAGGAACTGGTGTATGGGGAACAGCAAGAATAGAACCCTGTAAGGTTTGACCCTGCGTTAGTTGAACTTCTATAAATTCCCCATCATTACCCTGCGATATTTTAGAAAGAGCAATATCATCGAAGACTCCTTTTTCAACTATCCATTGCCTTGCAGCACGTCTAATCATAGCTGCTTGGTATGTTCTGATTGTGTTTGTTTCTACTATTTGGTCATATACCCGGCGCAAACTGGAATATCCCCTTAGTGGCAAATCCGGCATGCGCGAAAAATACATTGGTACAATAGGGATAACCGGACTCTCATTTGTAGTTTGAAAAGGAATCTCATTAAACTTCTCAACTTGTACATTATCCTCATCACCAACCTCAATATCAATCCCATCTTTTAACCAGCGATTACCCTCTGAATAATCAGGTGACCAGATATAAAACTTGTTATTTTCGATATCATAGACTTCTACTATCTCAACATAGTTATAAACATTCTTTTGTGGTTCTGCTTCTTCATTAAAAGAACGATAAATACTATGCTCGTTAGAGTCATCAATCGTATCCAAATACCGTTTTAATGGTTTCATACTAAACTTTCGATTGCCGTACCGCTTCTTAGCATGTTCAACAGTTAGATAATATCGATGGGCACAATAAGCTTGTGAATCCCAATCAGATGCATCCAAGTCTACAATGCAATCCCATGGCGCAATGCACGAAACAGTAACTCGCTTAAACGGGTCTTCGCTGTCAGTAGGAGATAGCTTTATAAAACTGTTAGGGTATATGATTGCCAAACGACATGCGTCTTCAATCTGGGTCCGTGTTGCCTTTAAGAACTCATTCGCCAAGCTCTGAACTTTAGATGGAATACCGCGACCCCTTATATCTGCCTTAGCAACAATAGCAGGGTTACGAGCAAACAAAGAAGCCAAGAACCCCTCTACATATTCGTAAGCTCTTGGAACCTCGATTAGGACCTGTGCTGGGTCATGGTCTTTGTCCCAATAACGATTGGCATACGCATTGCGCAACCTTCGCATTTCTGAACGGCGTTCATCCCAATAAGCAGTGTGCGACCTATATAAATCCTGAAACTTTTTTACATTCATGACTGTATCTTCCATGGATATGGATTTGATTTGATTTGTCTTGCCCTACGCATCTTTAAAAACTTGTCCATCATATTGATTTTCCGACGATTAACCTGTGTATGCGGTATGTCTCTTAATGCCCTATAGCATAGGGCCAAAGCCATAGCCATATCATCATGCATTCCTTTAGGTGCTTCTGGTGCTATCTTTTCAATAACCAACGACCTTAACTCTAACAAAGCAACATCTGGAAGTCTAAGAATCATATTATTGTGTATGTATTCCCGTAGGATTTCATATATCTTAATTTTACTTGGAAGAGTGGTAACAAAGTCTTTTCGTTTGGCATCCATCCACATATTGGTATACCCATATAGTCTTATACGGTCCAATATTAAATGCCCATGGTTGTTGCTCTCTATTAATAAGAATGCATCGTTGTACCGTTTAACAGCTTTATAAACAATATCTGAAAAACCACTGGGACTAACTTTATTACTTCTCCAGCAATATACAATCTGATGGTTCATTGCATTTGCAATAAAGATTACCGAATAGTCCTTATTAACACCAGCAGCAACATCTACACCTGCAACATACGATACATCGTCTTCGGGATTTTGCAGCACAACACTTTCGCCCCGCATTGCAACAGGTTCTATCCTATCCAAAGCATTCCCATCGAAGTAAACACTGTCTCCACCATAAAATGCATCTTCTAAACATCCGGGATATTCTCGACGAAAATCCTCATTGCCAATAGTAGATACCTGTTCCCTTCTCCATTGCAATTGCTCATAATCAAGGTTGTACCTATCTATTAAGTTCTTCTCTTCTTCGGTTGGTTCAAACCGTGGACCCACTGGTGAACGATAAGCGTGATGTTCCCACCACCAAAAACATACCAACGTCCACCCATTGTCAGGAGCACCCATGCACAACTGGTGAAACGTATCACCAGCACCCTTGGGTGTACTCTCTATCAGTATCTGACCCGACTTGGGCAATGTAGCTAACGTCGATGCCAGTACCATCATGGGGTTGTCATAATATGCAAACTCTGATAAGTGTGCTGATGTAAGTGAGAACGAACGAGTACCACCTTTTGAGCCTGCTGTATAAGACGACAAACAACTTTTTGTATCTTCGAACTCAAAATCCGTAGTGTTCTCTATCGATAACCTGCGCTGCAACATCTTCGGCAAGTTCTCATGATACGTACTGTCCATCCTGCGGAGATGGCGAGCACTCCTTTCATGGAAAGAGATAACACCCCATTTACCCGCATTGTGTGAGGTGTAAGCGCGCCAAAATGAATAAGCTCTTAACAGCGTCGACACTCCTATCTGCCGGGGTTTAAGAATTATAATCTTGTTCTTCTTTTGCAAAACATCCAACAACCTCTTCTGTTCTGCATTCAAACGGAACTGCACCAAGCCTTGTGTCTGCTTGTCCACAATCTTCAGCATCAAAAAGAAGTCTTCTGGCTTACTCAGTATCTTCTCGACCTTCTTACGGGTCTTGCCAGTTATCTTAGACGGAATGTATAAATCGTTATTTGACAAGTTTCAACGCCGACAATAGCTGTTCTTCTTCTTTGTCAGTTTCACTAATCGCCTTGTGCTGAATATGCTGATTGCTGTATTTGTCTAAGACATAGGATGCTGCTTTTACAACTGCGCCTTCATTGCTGCCTTCTTTCAACTGCTTCTCTAAAGCATCGATGGCAACCAATAACAACTCATCAATACGCTGCTTCACTGCACGGGCACGAACATGGAAACCATAGTCAGAAGCATCTTCCATATAAGCTTTCTCAGCTTCTACCGCCGCACCAAACTCTGGATTGCGCTCAAACCATTTGTATATGCATGACAGATGAACGCCAACCTTTCTGGCGACCTCTTGTCGTTTCATTCCACGGCCAAGCAACAATGCTGCCGTCTGCTGATTGGGTCTTAATGCCATTTCTAACTCCTACCACTTCACTTTGTGAGACCAATACTTAGCACTTAACTTCGTTGTGGGTTTGCCCTGTGCGTTGTGCCGAGCATAATAAGACTTCCTACGAGCTTTGTCCTTTGCACTGGTCGGATTTTTACCCGCGCCGCGAACACCTTGCTGACCAAAACGTATAAGCCGTACCTTCTCACCTTCTTTTGCTAATACAGCATGACTCTTGGTCTTGTGGTTGGGTGTGCGTTTGGGCTTGTTGTAGCCGCTAAATGTTTCGTTTCCCTTTTTTATCGACACATTACCCTCCAATTCTACAGTTTTCTACGGATAACTATACCATATCAGGGGATTTAGTCTATGACAAAAATATATTGTGGGCTCTAAGCCTCATGAGCTTTTTTTAATTTTGGGGGTACCCCCCCTGATCGTGACTGGGAAAC